ATGGGGCCAAAAGAGATGCAAGAGCGACTGACGGCAATCGCGCGGCAGACTGCTCGTGATCCGAGCGATAAAGCACCGGATTACAAGGACGCGCTCAAGGCAATGGACCAGCTCGCACGCATGAGCGGTTCGTATGCAGCGGACAAGCTCGAAGTGAGCGGCGAATTGCCGGTCGTCTTGCGTGATGACATTGGGATTGATGGCAAATGAGTGCGATGGAACGCCGAGAGATCTCTCTCTCAGAGGTAGTCGGCGGCGGATACGAAGAGTTTTGGCGTACTTGCGTGCGCTACGCTGTCTTAAAGGGTAGCCGTGCAAGCAAGAAATCGACGACAGCGGCGCTCAAGATCATCACGCGCATGATGCAGTATCCGCTTGCTAATACGCTCGTTGTTCGCAAGACGGCAAGCACGCTCAAGGATTCGTGCTTCGCGCAGCTGAGATGGGCGATACACCGCCTCGGGGTAGATAGATTTTGGAAATATCGCGTGTCTCCGCTAGAGCTTGAGTATATCCCGACCGGGCAGAAGATACTTTTCCGCGGCATGGATGACAGCATGAAGATCACGTCTATCACCGTGCCGCGCGGTATCTTGTGCTGGGCTTGGCTTGAAGAAGCATACGAGTGCGACGAAGAAGATTTCAAGTATCTCGATGAGTCGCTTCGTGGCGAGCTGCCGCCCGGCTACTATTTTCAGTGGATTATCACGTTCAACCCTTGGGACTCGTCGAGCTGGCTGAAAGCACGCTTCTTCGACGAGCCGCATGACAATGTACTGGCGATGACTACTACGTACAAATGTAATGAGTGGTTGTCGCCGGAGTCGCTGGCGATGTTTGAGGAGATGCGCAAGACGGACCCGGAGCGTTACAGAGTCGCCGGACTCGGCGATTGGGGCCTTGCAGCTGGGCAGTTCTTCAAGTCGTGGCGCAGTGATCTTCACGTTATCGAGCCGTTTGAGATACCAGGCACGTGGATGCGGTTTCGCTCGATGGACTGGGGCAGCACGCATCCCTACGCTTGTTTATGGTGGGCGGTTGATTACGACGGCAATATGTACTGCTACAGAGAGCTGTATGGCTGGGGCGGCAAGCCGAATGTAGGCACAGAGGAGACGGCAAAGCAGGTCGGTGAGCGCATCGTCAAGCTGGAGAAGCACGATGAGGATGTAATGTATGGTGTACTCGATAGCGCGTGCTGGGCAAAGACCGGCGTCACGGGGCCGACGATTGCGGAAGAGCTGAACGATGTGCTCTTCGAGCATAAGTTGGTGACGTTCGGCAAGTGCTCTAAGGGGCGCGTTGAGGGTGCCAATGCATTCAAGCAGCGGCTGATCGGGCGCAAGAGCAAGGATGGTAAGCGCAAGCCTTCCATCTATTTCTTCGCGTCTTGTATCCACTCCATCCGCACGATACCAATGCTCGGCTACGACAAGCACAATCCCGCGACATATGACACGACGGCAGAGGATCACATCATGGATGCCGTTGCCTACGCATGTCTCAGCCGCCCGTGGTCGCCGGAGAAACCCGAGCCGGAGAAGCCGCGTGACAGGTGGCGCAGGGAGCATAAGCCAAGTGTATGGACCGTGTAATGTACATGGTGCAAGGACATAAACCGAACATGGTATCAAAAATCTCCGGGGAAATACTTTCCCGTGTACGTTGTGAAAAGACATTGAAGGTGGTGAGAGAATGAGCGATGAGAATACGGAAGCCGAAGTGTTGCAGCAGGATACGCAGATCGGCAAATTTCGGCAGTGGTTCCGCGAAGCTGTAGATGCGGCGGCAGACTGGCGCGACGAGGCACGCGAGGACTATGAGTTTGTCGCGGGTAAGCAGTGGACGGACGACGACAAGGATGCACTGGAAGCGTCCGGCCGCCCGGCCATCACGATCAATCGCATCAAGCCGCTTATCAATGTACTGTCAGGCTATCAGCGGCTCAACCGATACGATATCGACTTCCTGCCGCGCACGAGCGACGATATCAATATCTGTCAGGTGCGCAAGGGTATCACGAAGTACATATTGGATGAGTGCGGATATGATGGCGAAGAGTCGGCGGCTTTTCTCGACGCGGCTATCGGCGGCCTCGGCTGGCTCGAAGTCGGCTACAAATTCCGCGATGACATGCTCGACGGCGAGGCATTCGTCAAGCGCGAGGATCCTTTTGGCGTCTACGTAGACCCGGAGGCGCACAAGCTGGATTTTTCCGATGCAAAGTACATCTGCCGTGCAAAGTGGGTAGACAAGGACGAGCTGGAAGAGATTTATCCAGAGCACAAGGGCGATATCGAGGCGCAGTACGCTGTCTACGACTCAGCCGAGCTAGAGGACGGGCGGCAAGAGGACCCGCTCTGGTACAAAAAGGAGCTGCAAAAAGTCAGGCTCGTCGAGTGCTGGTACAAAGTCAAGGAGCGCCAGTCGCTCTACATCTTGTCGGATGGCACGACGGTGGCGCAGTCTGATGTGACGCCGGAGATGATTCTGAGTGGACTTATCGAGGGCGAGCGCACAGTCATGATTACAAAGGTACGTGTCGCGGCATTCTGCGACCGCATCTTGCTCGAAGATATGGAGAGCCCTTATCAGCACGGCGAGTTCCCGCTTGTGCCAATTACGTGCTACTACTTCGGCGAGGATGACCTGCCAGCCGGGTTCGTGCGTGACCTCAAGGACCCACAGCGCGAGATTAATAAGCGGCGCATCCAGACGTTGCACATCCTCAACACTTCCGGCAACGGCGGCGGCTGGATGGAAGCTGACGCGATGACGCCAGAGCAAAAAAGCGACTTCAAGCGCAACGGCAATGTGCCAGGCCACTTCTCGGAGGTCCGCCCAGGTGCAATCGCACAGGGCAAGATTATGGAACGCAATGTGCAGCAGCCACCTGCGGCGGTCATCCAGGCTGAGAGCCAAGCGACGGCGGACCTTACAGCAATCAGCGGTATCAACGAAGCGTTGATGGGGACGGATATCCCGTCCAGCTCTTCGGGCCGCGCGATTGAGTTGAAGCAAAAGCAAGCTATCACGCACATCGCGCCGATGTTTGACCATCTTCGTGACGCCAAGAAGAAGGTGGCCTACCTCTTGTGGGGCAAGCGTGGGTACAAGGGTGTTATCCCGCAGTTTTATACAGAGGACAAGGTTTACCGCGTCGAGGGCACGAACGGACAGCAGTTTATCCGCGTCAATCAGCAGGTCATCCAGACGGACCCGCTCGGCAACGCTATCCATGCTACACTCAACGACCTGTCACAGGGTGAGTTCGATATCGTCGTCAGCGACACGCAAGCAAGCACGACACAGCGGCAGGCGCAGATGTGGGGCCTCGTCGATGCGGTCAAGAACCTCGGCGTTCCGGGCGATATGATCTTCGATATCATCATCGACCTCTCAGATTTGCCGAACAAAGAGGATATCAAGCAGCGTTGGCAGCAACGCCAGCAGGCACAGCAGCAGACCGCACAACAGCAGATGCAGCTTGAGATGATCAAGAACCAAAACATGAATCAGAGTATCGCGTTCAAGGACGCGCCGCTCCCGATTCAATTTGCGATGGCGGCGAAGCAGGGGCTTATCGACCCGCAGATTGCGCAGTATGCCGTCAATGTTATGGTGCAGCAGATGTTCCCGCAACTCGCTCAGCAGATGCAGGCGCAGGCCGCACAACAGCAGCAGGCGCAGGCGATGCAGCAACAGCAGCTCGCACAAGCGATGCAACAGCAGCAACAGTCTCAGCAGCCACAGGCGGGCGGCAATGCTATGACGCAGGCCGCAATGCAGAGCCTTATGGCTGGGCAGGGGCCTGCGATGTAAAGGAGAGATGAGACATGGCAACGCGCACGACGCGCAAGACCGTGCCGGAGGCTGATACGCTGAAGGCACCAATGCCGGACGCACCGGCAAAAGATAAGGCTGAGGACTTCAAGCAGCATTGCATTGACCTCGGCATCAAGATCTGTGACGACGTAATGCACGGCAATGCGGGAGACCGCTACAAGGCTGTTGATGCAATCGTCGCACTCTATAGCGTAGTTAAATGAGCGCATTGCGCTTTATTTATATTTTCGAGCCGCCATCGACAAGGGCGTACTCGTCACCGCACGTTAACGGAAAGGAGTCATAGACATGGGCAACAACGACGAAAAGATTGTAGTAGACGAAGCACAGGACGCAGCAGAAGAGCAGCAGGAGCAGAAGGAAGCGATTCCCGACGAGCTGGCAGGGCTGTCCGAGGACACCGCCCGCGAGATCATGCATGAAGCTGGGCAGGACGAGAGCACGGAGGATGAAGGAGAGGCACAGGACGAAGCGCCTGACGAGCCTCACGCTGAACAGGACAGCGACAACAAACCTGAAGAGGCGGCACCTCTCCCGAACACTAAGATTCCGTATGCTCGCTTCAAGCAGGAAGTGGATAAGCGCAGGCAGCTGGAAGAGCGGCTTGCCGCGCTGGAAGCTCAGCAGAAGCAGGTAAAGCCCACTGGCAATGTCCAGCAGGAACAGCCGCAGGCACCAGCACAGGAGGTACAGCAGCCACCTGCACCGCAGCTCAGATTTACACCAGACGTGCAGAAAGCATTTGACGCTACCGTCGACAAGCAGGCCATGACTATGACGGGGTTGAGCAAAGATGACGTCGACGCCATGGAATATATGGACGACGACGACCCGCGTAAGACGCAGTATCAGACTGCAAGGAAGTATGCAGAAGTAGCTATCATGCAGCAGATTTACGCAGCACAGCAGGAGCAGCAGAGACGCGCTAAGGTATTCCTCGATAACCACAAGAAGAATATCGATGGTTACAATACTTTTGCACAGCAGGAGATGCAGGAGCCGGACTTCGAGCAGACAAAGAACTACGCGACGAACGAGTTCTTCGAGAGCTTACCGGCATCCCAGCAGCCTGTCATTGCAGGTGCATACGCTCGTATCGAGCGACAGACTGCGAACGACGCAGACATCATGCTCATTCAGAACTATTTCAAGAGCGCAAAGGCGGCATATAGGAAGAAAAATCCTGTTCAGGCCGCCCGCAAGAACACGACGAAGCAGAAGGTTAAGCAGGCAGTGAGTATGCCTCGCGCAGGACAGGTTGACGGTACGTCTGGCTACAGTGGTGCTGTCACAGGCGAGACGCTTGCAGAGATGATGCGGACTACACCGTGGGGCGATATCCCCGAGCAGTATCGTAGCATGATTCTCTCAACGGCGACGCCAGCAAAATAATCCTGCGTGGCCTCATGGCCCGAAAGGATGAACAGAAATGGCAAATACTACTATCACGATTGCGCCAGAGCTTGTACAGCAGGCATGGGCAAAAGACACGTGGAAGGCTGGTGTAGAGCAGACTTTCTTTGATAAGTTTACTGGCACCGGCGCAGATTCGATTGTGCAGGTGCGCACAGAGCTCCAGAAGGGTGACGGCGATACCATCAATATCCCGTTGCTGATGAAGCTCAAAGGGGAGGGCGTCACTGGCGATAATCAGCTGGAAGGCAACGAGGAAGCGCTGATTTACCGTAACTTCAAGGTTACGATTGACCAGCTCCGTCATGCCGTTCGCCTTCGCGGTAAGATGGATGAAAAGAAAACGCAGATCAATATGCGCAAAGATGCGAAGATGGCGCTGTCTTACTGGCTGGCCAATACCATCGACGGTAAGATTTTTAAGGCACTCTCGACGGACCCGACGAAAGACCGCGTATGCTTTGCTGGTGCTGAAACTTCGGAGGGCGCAATTACGGCTGACGACAAGTTCACAGCAGATATCATTGGCAAGGCTAAGCGTATTGCTATGGCTGATAAGGATACGATGATCCGTCCAGTCAAGGTTAATGGTCACGATACCTATGTTCTTGTTATCGACCAGTATCAGGCGCGTGACCTCATGAATGACGAGAAGTGGCTTAACGCGCAGCAGTATGCAAATGTTCGCGGTGAGAAGAATCCAATCTTCTCCGGTGCACTTGGCATGTACGATGGCGTCGTTGTCCATCAGAGCAACGATATCATTCGCGAAGCAAAGGGTGCATCGAGCACGATGACGTCTCATGCGTTCTTCCTTGGTGCGCAGGCCGTAGTCCTGGCCGTAGGCGACAATCCGACTTGGAATGAGGATGACTTTGATTACCACAACCAGGTTGGCTTCGAGTTTGGCCGCATCTTCGGCATTGCAAAGACGCAGTTCAAATTCAACGGAGTTGACCTGACGGACTTTGGCTGTGTCAACGTCATCACGTCGTCGGTAGCAGACTAAGATATGGATTCACGGGCAGGAGCAATTAGGCTTCTGCCTTTTTTGTTCGAAGGTGGTGAGACTGTGCTGACAGCAAGCAATATCATTGAAAAAGTGCGATGGAATGTCAACGATCAGCAGGAGACAGGGTTTTCAGATGAGATGTTGTTGGGGTTCATCAATGACGGCATCCGGCTCTTGCGCCGGACAATCATGGACACAAATCCAGATTTGCTCCAGGACTATGACTACATCGGCACTCTGCCAGCTGGCGTGTCCCGCATTGCGCTTACAGATGCATCGTCCGTGACGGTACGGCTCTCTCGAGTCATCGAGGTGCGTGTGGGCGGCAAGGCGGTTCCCCGTGAGGACAGGAGAAGGATCAGCGACTTAAGCCGGGTGGGCAGACCGATCTGTTACTACGTCGTGGGCAACAGTACGCTCGGCTTCTATCCTGTGCCTGACGAAGATGTTGACATTGAGGTTGTCGGCATCAAGGACCAAGAGCTGCTGACAAGTATGGATGATAAGTCCCCCTTCCCTAACGAACTGGATGACTTCCTCGTCGAGTATGTCGGCATCCGTGCGAAGTTCACGGACGAATTTGACCAGTCTCAGGAATCGCAGTTATTTGCACAAATCACGCAGCAGATTGAGGCGTATGCGCTCAACATGCTTCCGGCTGGCGTTACGGTCAATGGCGTGTGGGACCAGCCAAGAATCCGCAGGGACTACGGAAGGACTGAGATTCTATGAGGATTTCAAGCGAACATGCAAACCAGCAGACAGTAAGATTCTCGGACTTCTCAGGTGGCTTGAATACGACGGACGCGCCGGAAAGTATCGCGGAAAACGAACTGTCACGCTCCATCAATGTTGAGATATACAACGGGCAGCTCAAGACGGTAGCGGGCGACCGCGCTGTCTACAAGTCATCTGATGTATCGTTTGACAATATCATTTTTGATTCGATTGAGTCGAAGATGCTCCTCACTGACACAAGCAGGAATATCTACCTGCTTGAAGATGGAACGCTCACGAGCAAAGGGGAACTGACCGGCAAATCGGAAGTACAGTATGCAGCGTGGGAAGATGGTGTCCTCATTGCTTCGGGCGGCAAGCTCCAGTATTATCACGGTGGCACGCTTGAGACGATTGCAAATGCACCAGATGTGTGTCGGGGTGTATTCATCAAGCAAGGGCGTGTATGGACTTTCTACGACGATGTGCTGAAATGCTCCGCCGTAGGTGATGAGACAGCCTGGACAAATGACTCAAATGATTCTAGCTCTTCTCAGTGGCTGCAAGTCGGCTATAAGGATGGCGGCAAGATTGTCGGCGTCTGCTCATTGTCGTCGGATATCTTGATCTTCAAAGATAATCATCATGCCTATCATCTAGCTGGGGCTTTCCCGAACTGGACTTTATCTGAGATAGGCCGGCAGATTGACTGCAAGAGCTATCATGCTTGCGTCGCTCTTGGCAATAGCACGTTGGTTCTTGGGCGAGCGAAGATGCAGGCTGTCAGCGTCACAGATGATTACGGTGACATGATGGCAAGAGATATCAGTCAGAAGATTTACCAGGATATCATAAGCCTGCCGACGGTGCGCCTGCGGTACCTGCCAAGCCTCAACCAGGTATGGTTGCTGGGCGGCACGAGGTCGTTTTTGTTTCTTGATGCAAACACGGGCGGGTGGTTTACGCGCAAATACAACGACTATGTAATGGATGCAGTAGAAGCGGATGGTCCCATCTATTTCTTGAAGCATGGCGGTTTGTATGTACTTGATGCGTCTTTGCAGAGCGACGATGGCAATACTATGCTATGGCGTTTTAAGCCAAAGACGCTGGTGTCCGATAATAACTATCTGATAAAGCGTGTTCGTATTGATACGACGCCTTTTCATGTAAGCTATGCTAGTGAAGCGCTGTATGTAGGACGTGTAAGACTAAGCATTACACAACCAGAGAGTGCAGAATGGATTTATGAGAATTCGGGGACCATATACAACAGTGAACTAGGCGTACTCGCAATACAATCAAGGGCTTTGGAGACAAACTCGGAAGAGTTGTATCTTAGCCCAGAAGAACTTCTTGATAGTGAGTTACCTCTTGTCTTGCAAAGCACATACCGGTCGGAGACGAGATGTGTGGACCGCGAAAAAAGCATCCACACATCGGCCTACGGGAGTGGAGGCGTCACTGTATTCAATTCGATAGCTTTTGACATAGTAGAGGTGTAATGATGGCAAAACTAACTGAGAAAAACATACTGGACTATCGTCTAGGCGGCGATAAACTAAGCGACTTTGCTTTGAAATATATGGCTGAGATCCCGAGAATCTACCAGTTCTTGAATAACATCAGGACGCATGATTCGGTAGGCACGGAGCAGATTGAGCCGGAGCCGTATCAGATCAAGGTTGAAGATGATAAATTCTACGTCCGTAACAAAACCAATGACGCGTGGCTGTATCTTTTTGATGCTGCGAAGAACGGCGGTATGCGTTCTGACTCTTTTGGCAAGCAGTCGGCGGGCAATATCTCTAGCCGCCCGCAGGTCGGCAATACGTCTGGTGATGTGTACTGGGACACGGATAATGGTCGTGTCTATATGTGGCAGTCTGATGCATGGCACCTTATCTTGAGCCTGCATATCGATGACCTCATCGGCCATGATGACGTGCTGACGAAATCCGATCTGTCTGTCCCCGAAACGGGAGCGTTGGCGACCGCACCAAATAAGCTTGTGCCACTCAATGCCAATGGTGTCCTGCCCGTCAATGTGTCGGGCAACGCGGGGCAGCTTGCCGGGGTTAATGTGCAGATCAACAAGCTGCAAGATGGACAGGTACTCACTTTCCGCACGGCGTCGAATGTGTGGCGCAATGAGGATAAAGGCGTCGTCGGCGCGGGCAAGGCGCTCGCCATCAAAGACGGCGATACGCTTCTGGCTGAATTCTCTGGCGATGAAGCGGTCGAATTTGATACGGGGCGCACCGCGCATGAGAATGACGAAAATGCTCACGCCAAGGCTTTTGCAAAGCATAATACGTCAGCAGATGCTCACGCCAATATCTTCGAGAAAGTACAGAGCATCGCGGCGGCCCATATGTACAATTTCTACTATCGGAGCGGTCAGTTCCATACCGATGCAGCTACGCGTACTGCACTGGTGTCTCCTACGTACATCCTCGTCAATGTAGGTGGTAATGGCTATGAGTCAAAGGCAGCTATCACGCTGGATATCTCTAAGGATGCCGCGTGGGATACAGCTGCACAGGAGTGGCAAGCTTCGCACGCTTATGCGGTCGGCGATGTGGTCTATCCTACATCCGGGCATACGACATACTATTACCGATGCATAACGGCAGGTACAAGCTCTACACTTACGCCGTCTTTCCCGACAACGCTCGGCAGCACGTACAACGATGGCAATGTTGTCTGGGAATGCCAGCTTGACTACACGCAGGCTGTGAACCGTAAGGGCAAGGACTACTATGTCTATGCCTGCGCCGACGGCGATGCGCTGAAGCTGGTTGTGTCGCCGAACAGTACTGTACCGACAAAGTACACAGCAGACAGCTCTCGCAAGATTGGCGGCTTCCATTGCCTGTGCGCGGACGTCGGTACGATCAGCGGCCATGCGTTATCGGGCTACGTCGCTGGCGATATCCTGCCTGCATCGGTCTGGGATTTGAAGTTCCGTGCCACATCCGAGAATGAGGGTATGGTATGGGACGGCAGTCAGTGGGTCGATATCTATCTTGATTCGTGGAACGGCTCAAGCCTCGTGTCCGCATATGGCGGCGTCGTAGCGGATGGTTACAGCACAAAACCTTTTCACGGTGAGCTTTTCGTCGAGGAGTTTGCGAAGGTAAAGAAGCATCTGATTTCGCGCGACCAGTATGTCGCATTTGCGAAGGGCTCCAACGAGAAAACGAACATCAAGGGGTCGGCTGACGCGAATACGACGGGCGGCCATGTAGATACAGCAGGCAGGCGCATGATCTCAAATATCGGCTGCGAAGACTGCTGTGGCTGGATGTGGCAATGGACGTCTGATATAAGCGGCCACCCAAATGTGTCTACGAGCAACAGCGATATGCCTGGCGGCGGTGGGCAGACGTCCAGCTCCGAAGGCGACCATTGGCTTAACGGGTATGGCTGGCAAAACGATGGACGCAGTGTCGCAAACATCAATATTGACGGCTCTACAAACATCTACGGTCATTCTTATGGCGCGCTGTCCCGTGCTATTGTCGGCGGTCGGTGGGTCGACGGGTCGTCTTGCGGTTCGCGCTCGGTCGCTCTGGCTAACTTGTCGTCTAACCGGCTTGGCGACTTCGCGGGGCGGGGCTCGTCTGAGCCGAGGGCCGCTATCCTCTAGTCGCGTGGCCCGGCGGGACGCCGGGTCGCAGGTCGAGCGGCTTGATTTTTTGATTTTATTAATTTGTCTGTAATGGTCCGTCTGGACTTTTTATAGAGGGCTTATGCACCGCCCGTGCTATTGTCGGCGGTAAGTGGGACGACAGGTCGTCTTGCGGTTCGCGCTCAGTCAATCTGAATAACTTGTCGTCTAACCGGAATGACGACAACGCGGGGCAGGGCACGTCTGATACGGGAGATAAAAAGCGTCTAGCCAAACATCCCTCGGCTGGGTGCATGAGCCTTGGCATAGCCAAAATACACAACGGGAGACGGGGCGGGCTAGTGTAGCCTTTGGCGAACGTCCGCCCCATTAAGGTGAAACTATGAAACGATATGGTGATTTCTTTACAAAGATAGTTGATATGGAAAATCTACATGAAGCTTACTGTAAGGCGTCCAAGGGGAAGCACTGGCAGCGGAATGTCCGAACGTATGACGCGGACCCGATACCGTGGCTGATGAAGCTGAAGGAATCGCTGGAGCAGGGGACATTCCATACCGCATCCTACACGACGAAGCAGATTTATGAGCCAAAAGAGCGGACCATCTACATCCTGCCATTTTACCCGGACCGCATCGTGCATCATGCGATCATGAACGTGCTGGAGCCAGTCTTTGACAAGCTCATGATCTACGACAGCTATTCATGCAGGAAGGGGAAAGGGCAGCACGCAGGAAGCAGGCGTTGCATGGAGATGGTGCGGCATAATCGTTACTGCCTCAAGTGCGATATCAGCAAATTCTATCCATCCGTGAATCACGAGGTGCTGAAAACGATATTGCGCCACAAGCTCAAAGACAAAAGACTCCTGGCCTTGCTGGATGATGTGATTGACAGTACGCACACGGACACGAATGTGCCAATCGGCAACTACTTGTCACAGTGGTTTGGCAATCTTTATATGAATGAGCTGGATACCTACACCAAGCAGCATTGGCATATCCGCGACTACATACGGTACTGCGATGATTTCTGCTTCTTCTCGAATGACAAAGACGAGCTGCGGAAGATTCGCGCAGAGTTGCCCGGTTATCTTGCCGACACACTGAAATTGAAGCTCAGTAAATGCCAGCTTTTCCCGACAGCGCAGGGCGTGGATTTTCTTGGATATCGTCATTTTCCCCGATATATCCTTGTGCGCAAGAAAACGGCGGCGCGCATCCGCAGGCACCTCCGTGAGGTGATGCATCTCTTGAAACAAGGCCGCATATCGCCGGAAACAGCAAAAGCGAAAGTGGCCAGCGCAAGGGGATGGGTACAGCACGCCAACGCGCATCATTATGCCGTTGCTAATCATATCGATGAGCTTTGGGAAGAGGTGAGCGGCTATGCATAGATTCAGCGATTTCGCCAAGGAAGAGAAAGGGATGGAAGGAGACAAGGTGAGCATCAGCGAGCTTTTCAATCAGACCATCGTCGTATTGGCTTATCGGAAATTCGAGTCGCGGGCCGTAAAGGGAAAGACCTGCGTCGAGATCCAATTCAAGCTGGATGATAAGATTGGCGTCACCTTTACCAACAGTTCCGTCCTCGAACGACAGCTAGACACATTCAAGGACATGATGCCTTTTGAGGCGTCCATCAAGAAAATCCATAACTACTACACGTTCACGTGAGGAGGCACAAGCATGGTAGGATATCCGCATACACTGAACACGAGAGAAGATTATGAGTTTGTACGCCAGTACTTCCCGAAAGAGAAATGGCAGGCTGACTTTCAGAATCTGCTTGATTCTATGTACCAGTGGTACAACACGGGCACGATTGCTAGCGAAGCAGACGGCAAGACGGACGATACGCACAAGGTAGTTGTTGACGAAAGCCGCAACGATGGCACGAAGACATACTACCAGTACGAAAAGAAGATTGACGAGAACTGCAAGCTCTTGCGCTTGGGCTTCACGGAGGCAGAAGTAAAGGCGGCGTTGTCATGACGCGGACGTTTGAGGAATGGGTTCAGGTATACGAGAAAAAAACGAATAATCCGTTCCGCAAACATTCAGATTTCACGCTGATTTTCTTCCCGGAACGAGGCTTCTGCGAGGTTGCGTTTGAACCGAAGACGCAGATGGTCATGGCATATCAGCTATGCGGCGATGGCCGATTCTGGAAGCGCGTCATGGATTCGATGGCTATCGTCTCAGGCTATAGCCATTGCGGGGCTATCTGCATCCGGCATATTAAACCATATATACGTTTCTTCGGCTTTCGCGTCGTGAAGGAAGAACAAACAACGGATGGCGTGCCAATCTACTATTGCGAGAACGCAGATGGCGAGAAAGCTCGATGCGCACCGGCATGGAAAGATACAGACGGCTATGCATACTACGTGACTTGGGAGGTGAAAGCATGGCAGACAAACAGCCAGCACAATCGGACGGATTAGAATATGTACCGCAGGAAATACGTGACCTCTTAAGCAACTACCAGAACAACCCAAACAGTTACTCTGACAGACAAGCTATCTTCACGAAGCTCTATGGCAATGGTGGCGACCAGAGGAAACTGGCCGAGGCGATGGCGGTGAACGGAAACGCTGAAGGGTACCAGGGCTTGGCAAATCAGCTCAAACTTGCCTATCAGCCGACAGGGGACTCGATGCGGCAAGCACTCGCACGCAATCTATCCGACAAGAAGAACAAGTCCGTTCCAAATCTCAACGCCGTCGAGAACGGCGATACATCACAGCGGCAATCGACACAACCAAACTCAGCATGGAACGCGGAGGGAATCTATGGAAATCTCCCACAGAATAGTGCTTTGTCGTTCCTCATGAAATAAGGAGGCAAGTAATGGGATTCCTTCACACAGGAAAAATCATCAGCCCCGACATGCGATCACTAGATGATCGCGTTTACCGCAGATATTTCCGGCACTGTCGTTTCAAGGGCGGAGGCAGTACGACGGTCAACAACACATCGACATACACACCGACAGAATACGAACTTCAGTTACAGAAAGCGCAAGCACAATATGCCAATGCTATATCGCCAAACAGCTTGTGGTTGAATGACACGGCCCGCAACATCTTGCAGAATTCTATCGGCGCAGTACAGGTTGACTTCAATGGTCTGAACAATGCGGCGCAGAGTCAAATCAATCAGGCACAGCAGGGCTACAACAACTTGGCACAGGGAAAACTACCTGAGGCTTACTTGCAGAACATGCAGGACGCTATCCAGAGCGGCGTACAGAACAGCTATGGTAAGTTGCTCAACCGGTCGGCGCAGAATGGCGTTCTGAATAGCTCGGTCACGTCACAGGGGCTCAATGATATCAGCAAGAATGTGTCTGATACAATGGCACAGAACTATAACAATAATATCAGCCAGCTCAGCAACATCTATGGCAATCAGATTAACAGCGCGACGAGCGGTATCACAACGGCGGCGGCAGCACAGGAGGCAGCACAGCAACCAGCGCTTAACCTCTGGAACGCATCGCTCGGACTTAATGGCAGCACGACAAGCGCACTTGCGGCGGCTGCTGGCAAAGGCACAACTACCTCTTCTAGCACGCAGCGGACGAGTGGCGGAGGCGGCTTGCTTTCCGGCCTGATGGGAGGTCTGCTGTAATGGATGCTCAGTTACTCGGATTCCCCGACCAGAGTGAGGAACTGTACAAGAAGCTTCTCGCGCAGCAGGGGAACAATACATTGCAGAATGGCCTGCTCGGGTCTGTACCTACGCAGAATGTTACACAGGTTCCTACGCAGGTACAGGCGTCAAACATCAATCTGCCGAACGCTAGCGGCGTCGCGCAGAGTATGGCATCCCTCGGCTCTCAGCAACAGGCGCAGGCAATGAGCGGCAAGAACGCACTCATGAACCAGCGCGATTCGCAGATGCAGTCAACAACGGCGCAGGCCACACAAGGGGCGCAGGCCGCTCAAGCTCAACAGGCAGCCCAGCAACAGCAGCTTCTCAAGCTCGCCATGATGCTATTCAGCGGTGGTGGCTCGGGCGCAGGAACGTGAGGTGATAGGAATGGCAACAAATTACTTGAATGGAAATGCCGGATGGCAGATCAATAATGCCAGCGGCATGGCAGAACGGAACCAGAAGGACGCGACGACGTGGCAGAAGATGATTCAGATGCTTAACGCATCGCGCACGACAGACCCCGGCACAATGGTTGGCTTTGCACTTGGCAAGCTCTTGCGCGGAAGCTATGACCATATGATTGGCGCGAAGAACCGCGACGCGGCGGCAAAGGCGTCTAATGAGGATTTCGGCGATGGCTATGGCGGCTATGGTGGCGGCACAGGTGCGCCACAGTATGTGCGCGTCGGCTTCGACCCGAATAACAGTATCAGTATTGGCACGACACCAGACCGTAGTATCGCGTTCGGTCAGGAGACAAAAACAACGCCGACGAGCAAGATGCAAGCATACCAGGCCAGTGCGCCCGGCATGGGGTATGCATCAGAACAGTACCAGAGAGTATTGAATAACACGGCCAGCAACGCACAGCTCCGTCAGGGGCTTCTCGGCGCGTTGCAGAAGTCTCAGCAGAACGACCCGCTCTACTACATCAATAAGCTCGGCAATCCGAACGCGACGTTCTTTTAAGGAGGTATAAGAATGGCTGGTGGGCTTTTCACGATCAATACAAATCCATACAGCCGCGATAATGGGGCACGACTCGTGCCCTTTTTGTCGCAAGTGCAGGAACCTACTCCTGACCAACAGGCAGCTATTGCGGCAGGATTACAGACGGGACTCTTGGGCGGTACGGAGAAACAGGCACAGGCGGCGGCTGACGTAGCGCAGAACACGGTGAAGCAGGTGCAGCAGTCTCAGCAGGCACAGCAGAATGACCCGGTAAAATGGGCGGCTCAGCAGAACCGTGACGAGCTGATCCAGCGTGCACTCTCCATGCAGGACGCATCGCCGGACCAGATGCGAGAACGCGACGTACTCTATCCTCTCCCTATCGGCAATGGCAGGTGGGACTCCGGCAATATCTATCAGCGCCCATTCGTCAAGAACGACGACGGCACGACGAGCACGATGGTCTCGCAGGTGTTCACGGATGACAACGGCAACCACGTCATCATGAACGTCACGCCTGACGGGAAGATTCTCTCGGACGAGGATGCGCAGAAGCGTTACTACGAGGTGGGTGACAACGGTGTCGCGACGTTCGACAATCTCGACGATGCGCTCAAATTCGATAATGCGCTGCACCCGCGCGAGGTCCAGCGCCTCAAGTATCAGAACGACCCTGCCGCTTTACAGCAGTACGCCTATGACTTGGAACGTGCCGATCATCCAGAATGGTTCGACCAGAGCGGCGCGTATATCGGCCAGCAGGCGCAGCAGGCACAGCCTCAGACGGCGGCTGACGCAGTGACGCAGGCAACCTTGCAGGGGGCGGCAAAGGAACAGGCGCAGGCGCAGCAGCAGTATTCTATCCCGTTGCAGCAGGGGACCCTTATTTCCGGCCTGCTCACGAATCCAACACCGACGATGGTCGATATCCCCGTCGCACAAGCTCGACAGGGTATCCCCATGCAGGGAACGCAGAGCATGGCACAGGGACAGCGGCTCAGCGCGCTCGGGCGTGACCTCGCGAACCAGCTTATCCGTGCAAAGCAGATGTATGCTAAGGCTCAGAAAGCCGGGAGTCAGCAAGGGATGGATACGGCACATGCCGCTGCTCTCTCCATTCGCCAGAGCGCGGCGGCGGCTGGCATCGACCTCTCAGGCTTCGGCGCAGACAACACACAGCAGGACGCGGCACAGAATTTGCAGGATGACTACTACCGTGGCATCCAGAACGCGCTGTATGGCAATCTTGATGTTACGTCGGATGACTACTACAACCGCATCTATCAGGGACTCCGACAGCGCGGTTACAACGAGGATGTCTCCCGCAACGAAGCGGCGCGCCGTGCTGGCATCTATCAGGCACAGCGCATGTCTCAGTTGACGGACGCTCTTTACCAGTATGGACTCTCACCGCGCGGCAGTATCAACCAGATTGGCACGCGCCTGCTCGCGATGATGAGTGACGAGAACGCGAACAAGGCAAACTACTACGCGAACATGTTCGCTGGCCCGAAGCAGGACTATGCGTTTGACCGCCAGCAGGATACGACCACGGCGCAGCAGGCATACAAGGAAAAGAACATGGCGACGAAGCAGGGCTATGACTTGCAGCAGATGCAGTACAAGACGCAACTGACAGAACATCTCAGAGAAATCGAGGGCAAGATCAAGATGGCTGAACAGTCGCATGAGTACGGTCTCAAGGCTCAGCTCGAAGCGGAGAAGGGACAGATCAAGGCAGCTCTTGCGAATATCAATGGCCGATGGGGCGTTGCAAAAGCACAGGCTTCCGGTAAAGGCGGCGGCAGTAAGTCTTCTAGCGGTTCATCTTCGGGCGATAACCTCAACAGCAAAGAGGTTGTTTCGGTCATCACGAAGCTCATTGCAGAGAACCATAGCCCGAGCTACATCTACACATACCTGATGGATTCGCCTGGTGTCAACATGAACGACAACGAATTCCAGTATTATTGGAACCTGCCATCGGTACAGCAGTATTTCCACGCGGTGCAGGGCGCGGATGCGGACCCGAGTTACAGCTACATTGACAGCAGTAACGAGAATGGATAAGGAGGCACACCTATGGGGCTGAATGGAAAACAGCTTTTAGAAAACTTCAAAGAGGATGAGGCGTATGGCAATACGACATACACGCCGCCAGACGATAGTTCCGATGATGACAATGGGGATAATGCATGGAAATATATCTCTGCTGGGGACATTAGCGGCTTAGTTGATTATACAAACCGAAACTATAATTACCGTACCATTCCGTTCCTCGGTCAGATTGTAGGCCATGCGGCAGACGCAGCAACACAAGGTGTAGCAGATGTCGCACAGTTTGTAGGAGCGCAGGGGGTTGGAGATTACCTCAATGAGAAGGCGCAGGAAGGCGAGGCAGAACTTCCGGCTATGTCTGCGCCGGAACTCTCTCTTGCTTATTTGACAGATCCGAACGGCCTCGCGTCCGCGTTTGGTATGATGGCTGGCTCAATGCTTTCTACAGCACCTGTAGCCGCTATTGCACCTGAACTTCTTCCGGCACGTGCAGCCATGACTCTTTCAAAAGTACCAAAGGCGCTTTCTGCCGTCCCGAAGATTGGTGGTGCGCTGGAGGAAATGGCACCAATGGCTGGACGTTTTGCCCTCACCGGCCCGATCGAGGCTATGATGGAAGGCGGCAATACTGAGCGTGAAATGCTTCAAAACGGCGCAACACCAGAAGAAGCGCGGCAGGCTGCTTGGAACGTGTTTGGCGAGAATGTCGGACTCTTGACCGCAACCAATGCTCTTGAAGGCGGTCTGCTCGGCAAGATCAAGATCAAGACGCCGCACTTCTCGAACCCTGTTGTGAATACGGCAAGCCGTGTAGCTGGGTACGTGCCAACAACAGCGGCTGAGATGGCATTGCAGGGATATGAAGAAGGCGCACAGCAGGGTATTCAGAACGGTGTAGAAGGGGAATCACCCAATACCGCAAACCAGATTCTCAACCCGTTCGCATGGACGGATGACCAGTGGGATGCGGCTAAGCTGGGGGTAGCCGGTGCGGTTCCTCTTATGGGCGCCATGGGCGCTATCCGTCACTTCGGAAATAGAGGAGATAATGGCAGTACGGCGGCGGATTCACTTCTCGATCAGGCACAGGATGATATCGACAGCATCACTTCCCAGGCCGCTCAGCAGAGTGTTATACAGTCGGCGCAACAGGATATGGAGAACAATCCGTACACCGCTCCCACGGCTATGCAGGATACGTCCTACGAGGCTCCATCTGATACATCCTCTGGTTCTTCTTACGACGCTTCGGCGCTCGAAGGCGACCCGCAGTACACGGTATCTGGTGAAGTATCCAGCACGGATGTAACACCGCTCACGGACCAGAAGATGCGTCTCCTCGATTCTGCGTACTACAACAAATATGGCCAGCACCTTTTTGTTACGTCGATGAAGCGCAACGGCGATGGCGGCAGCTGGCACGACAGTGGGCAGGCGTTCGACACGGCTGACGACAACCTCGAAAACAACAAGGAAGCGCGCGATTGGCTCATCAGTGAGGGCGAAAAGCTTGGACTCACGCCGCTCGATGAATACGAGCATCCTTCTGCTAAGGCAACGGGTGGGCACATCCACTTCTCTGACCACGGCGAACCAATTCCTGACGGCATCCGTGTTGGTGAATCGGACTCCGATATGGATGATAACGATGCGGATGACAGCACGGGCGGTGTAGATTTGTCGAGTCTGCCAGTCGGCGACATTGCCATGGCTATTGCGCAGAATACAAACCTGCCGGTCAACTTCATCTGGTCCCAGCTCTCACATGAGAGCGATGGCGGCAAAAGCAAGCTCGCCGTAGAAGATCACAATTACGGCGGCGTCAAAGGCACAGACGGTAACTATCTTCACTTTGATAACGACCAGCAGTTCATCGATTACATGTCGAACTACTATCCAAAATACCGCGAGGACGGCATCTATGACGCAAAGACGGCGGACCAGTTCGCCGAAGCCCTTCAGCACGGCGGCTACTTTACGGCAGACCTCGGCGAATACGAGGGTGGTATGCATCGCTATCTTGAGCAGGCTGGCCTTTCTCAGGACGCCATGTCTAGCGGCAAGGCTCGTCGGGCAGGCAGCAAGGGCGGCGACAGCACAAGCAGTACGCCTGACCTCTCCGGCTCGTTCGAGATTAGCGCAGATGACCCTGCTATGGACAGCATGTTTGCATCGTTTGCGAAGGATTGGCAGAACATGTCCACGGACGCCAACGAGATTAACTTCTTCGGCGACATGTTCAACAGTCGTAACAAATTCAAGGCAACGGAAGAAAACAAGCAGGCTATCCTCGACAACTATGGCGATGCGTTCCGCCAGTACGTGCAGGAGAATCAGCCGCAGACGGTACAGGCTGCTCAGACGGCGCAGGCACCGGCACAGCCGAAACAGGCGCCACAGCCGCAGCACATCGAGGTACATACACCAAACCTTGACAGTGAGCAGGCGAAAGAAGCTCAGATGCACGCTGCGCTCGCCCCGAAAATCTTCAAGCCGATTGACCTTGCACCATTTAAGGGGAATCCTGCCGGTGCACTTGGATATCTTGATGAGCTCCGTCAGGTCGCCGACAACTTCAATTACAACAAAGACTATATTCGTAGCATCAATGAGCAGATACACAAGATTGGCAAGGCGCTTGGCGTGCCGACAGATGACAGCGCCGCTATATACGATGCGCTCAATAACGATCAGCGTGACAGCTACAACTATGAGTTCATGCGCCACCGCCGTGACACGCTTCAGGCGATACACGACTATCCAATTCATCCACAGCAGAAGCAACAGGTTGGTGAATACATCCACATGCTGGACGAAGAGATTGCCCGCTTGCAGGGCAAGGCGGCGCAGGCACCGGCGGTACAGCAGACAGTTGCACAAGCCGCGCCACAGTCGACTCCACAGGCACCGGCGCAGAAAGTACACATCGCAACGGCTACGCCAAAGCAGGGGAATGCGCTTGCCTCTATCCCAGATAGCGCCATTGCGGCGGCAAAACAGGCAGACGACGGTTTCAGTGCGCCGCTCAATATCTTCTCGGCAGACGAGCAGAAGGCACTCCGCAACGCTGGCCTCGTCTATGATGACGCCAACTACAATGGTACTGAGCGCGTCAAGGTAGACCCTCTCTACGAGGAAGGCGACCGCCGCATGAAGAGCGGCAAGGCCAAAGTGAAAGCCGAGACAAAGAAGGCCGGGAAGGTTGACAAGTACAAGAAGGACGCTGAAAAAATCTATCTGCGTTTCAAATCTGGCAAGTTCTCGGCAGGGGACTCTATCAACCAACTTGAAAACCTCAAGAATAAGGCGATGAGCGATAAGGCCCTTTCCAGTGAGGAGAAAACAGAGGTCGTTGCAGAAGCCGATAAAACCATCAATCGTATCAAACCACAGAAGGAGACGAAGGAACATGAGACTCAGAAGTACAGCAGTAAGACCTCCAAGACCACGCAGAGTAGCAAAGCCGAAGGACATCCGCATCAAGACGCCGAACCTGAAAAAGGCCGCGCAGATGCAGAAGAAAGTGAAGTAAAAGCATCTTCCCATTTTGACACGAGAGACTTCAAGCACACGAAGACCGGCGCGATGATTCCTGCCGCGAAGATCAGCAGCAAGGTTGATACAGATACCTACAAGGCTATCAATGTCATTGCCAAGAAGCACGGCGGCTACTACAACCGCTACGCGAAGCGCTTCCTTTTCAACAAGGGTGGCGCAGATGGGCGCGATGCATTTGTTGAAGAAGCAGAGCGTAGCGTATTCAACAGCGCAGACAGTGGCACGAAGGAAAGCAAAGCCCCGGTAAGTGCTGGAGTCAAGCGCTACAAGAACGCCCTCGACAAAATCAAGAAGCAGTACGATGACGGGGAAATCGACATCGACGAATACGACGACCGTTCTTTTGCACTCGGCACCAAGTGGCCACGTGATGCGCATCTCACCGATGAAGAGAAAAGAGAGGTTGCTTCCTACACCGATAAGATTGACTCAGCTGTCGAAGCAAAAGAAACGAGACGCGAGAAAGCACGCTATGACTTCATCAAGAAAGCCGCTAAGAGTGATACTGCAACGAAACCGCGCGAGACAAAAGTCACCGGTAGCGGCAACCAAATTTTGAATGATGATACCGTAGATGCTGTCCTCAAAGCACAGGGAGACGGCGTTCCTAGCAATCTTGCTGATTATGTCCGTGGCGTTACCAGGGAAGACGTTGCATCCATCCCGGACAAGCGCAAGAAGTTCATTGATGAAGCTATCGATACAGGTGCTTTCCGGGCAATCGAAACCGACAGAGGCGGATATATGCTTATCGGTACGAAAGGCGGAATGTTCAGTTCCGTGACTGAGCTTACCCCTGCCGAAACGGTTTACTATGCTATGCACGGCGGCCTCGACTTCAACAAGCGCAGCACAAAAGAAGCTATCATGGATGATCTCGCTACATGGTATGGTTCTGAAAAGTCGCGAGAAATCAAATCGTCAAAGGCCAACCATAATAACGAAAAGGGGAAGAATCTCGATTCCACAGAAGAACAGGAAGAATCTGATGCAACAAGTGATATCCAGAACGCCAATGCGGCAAGTACGGATGAACGTAGCGTTGAGACAATACCACATGAGCAGAAGAAAGGAACTAAGAATCTCAGCCCCACTATCAGCAGTGACGATAAAGCATATCACCAGTCTCTCACAAAGCTGAACGAGTTGTCTGACCAGATTGACAAAGCACAGAACGAAGACGAACTTCCGGTAAAAGAACAGATTGATGCGGCGCATAAAATCTATACGAACAGTGATTATGTCATTGACGCCAGGGAAGATGAAACATTACGCCGCTACGCAGACGAGATAAAATCTGAACTGGAAAAGAAGAAATCTTCACTTGAAAAGAAAGAGGCTGCATCAGAAAAAAATTCCATTTTCGGTAGCGTCGAGGATGCGGACAGGGAAATGCTGGATGCGCTCGGGCTCAGCGAGGACGATCTCACTGACGACGTGCTGACGGCTCCTGACGGTATCGAGAATACGGCAGAGGAACGCGAGAAGCTGGAAAAGGAATTGGCCGCAGAGCTGAACAAGTTGTCAGCAAACCCTGTGTTCAATCCGAAGATTTACACGCTCGGCTTAAAGCTCGCGATGACATACGTCAAGGACGGCATCAACACCGTCAAGAAGCTTGTTGCGAAGCTTAATGCGACGTTCGGCGATAAAATTGGACCGTGGGCACCTGCACTTGCGGAGACGGTACGCACGTGGCCGAAGGGTGTTCCGTTCGACGAGAAGAAGGTCATGGCCATCTCGAAAGCTGTCGGCGCTCGTTATGAGGGCGGCATCACGACGCTTGATGACATGCAGGCCGACATGAAGAAGCTTCTCAAGGGACAGCACAAATCTTTTGCTCCTATGATTGAAGCGTCGTATAATGGAATCAAGAAGTTCTTTGATGAAAAGGAGGCGCAGAGTCATGGCGACGAAAGCAGACAAGAGAAGAGCGAAAGCACTGATGCAGGACGTGAAGGACAGCAATCCGCAACTTCTGAAGGAGCTGGAGAAGGAGGGGCTGAATCCAGAAACGTATCTGGAGCAGAAGGTGGAGAAAGCAAGATCTCGCGAGGAAGAGATTCTGGAAGTGCTGAAAGAGAGAATCCCGAAGGGACTGAGTCCTCTGGAGTACGAGCGGGAACTGAGCTGGAAGAGACAGCAGGCAATGGAACTCGCAAACGAGGAACTGAAAAGCCTGTACTGACCGAGGCGCAGAAGAATCCATCGCCGGAAGAAACGCCGGGACATGATTACGAAATCAAGCCTAGCAAGACGAAGAAAACACCGGCAGTGCGGTTCAAGCAGAACATTGCCGCAATCAAGCTCTTGAAGCAGCTCGAAGCAGAGAACCGTATGCCTACGCCGAAAGAGCAGGCTATCCTCGGTAACTACAACGGCTGGGGCGGACTCAAAGACGCATTCCTTGACACAAAAGAGAATAAGGAACTTCGCGCAGTTCTCACGCCAGAAGAGTACGAGGCCGCCAAGAGTACCATCAACGACGCCTTTTATACGCCTGCCGACATTGTGCAGGCTGTATGGAAAGGCGTTTCTCGTCTCGGCTTCAATGGTGGCCGTGTTCTCGACCCGTCGATGGGAACGGGCAACTTCTTCGGATGTATGCCACGCGACATGATGAAGAAGTCCAGTTTGCGTGGTATCGAGATTGACGACCTCACTTCCCGTTTCGCGCGTATGCTCTATCCGAGTGCGCTGGTCGAACATACGGGATTTGAGAAGGCGTCACTTGCAGACAATTTCTATGATCTCGTGATTTCCAACATCCCATTCGATGCGAACCATAGTATTGCTGGTTATAAGATTCACAACTACTTCTTCGCACACGGAATGGACAAGGTTCGTCCGGGTGGCCTGATGGTATACATCACGTCGCAAGGTTCATTGACCAACAGCCAGGACGGGGCGCGGATGCGCGAGTACATTGGCAAAAAGGCTGACATGGTAGCCGCGTACAAGCTTCCCTCTGGTGCATTCGGTGAGTCTGGCACGAATGTCGGCACGGATATCGTCATCTTCCGCAAGCGCGGCGAGAACGAGATGAAGCCGTCTTACGCGCAGGATTTCCAGCACCTCACAAAGATGTTCACGCAGACGAATTGGCGCGGAGATACGTATGGTGGCGTGACGGTCAACAAGTATTTCAAGGACCATCCAGAGAATATCATCGGCAAGGCATCTTCCGGGCGCGACCAGTATGGCAATGATGTCATGCAGGTCAAGCCAAACGAAGGTGCCAACATTGCTAAGGATCTCGCCAAGGCAATGAACAAACTGCCGAAGGATATCTACAAGCCGATTAACCGTACTGGCAAAGGCCCGTTCGATACCATCAAGGCGAACCTCAAGGCACGTGCGGATGAGAAAACGCGCGACTTTGAATACTATGAGAAGGACGGCAAGGTCTACCAGAATCAGGACGGTACTGCCGTAGAAATCGGCGCAGGCAATAAGCTCAAGCGCTTGAAAGGCTACCTCAAAGTCAAGAACGCCTTGAACTCGCTGATGCTCGCAGAAATGGACTCGAACGCCAAAGAGTCTACAGTAGATAAACTGCGCAAGCAGTTGAATACTGCCTACGATGCTTTCGTCAAGCAGAACGGCTATCTCAATGACCCGACGGTGCAGCGTGCCTACATCGACGATCCATCTGCCGGTATGGTTATGGCGCTTGAGAAGGTAGAGTATACCGGCATCGGCGCCAAGAAGAAAATCAAGTCGGTTGAGAAGATGGGCATCTTTAAGGAACGAGCTATTGCACCTATTCAAGAAGTGAAGTCTGTAAAAACTCCGAACGACGCCTTAATCGTCTCTCTCCGCAACAAGGGTGGCGTCGACCTTCCGTATATGGCACAGCTCATGGGAAGCAATCCCGAGACTGTTGTTGCTGGACTGGAAGGGCAGATTTTCAAGAACCCTGTCACAGAAGCATATGAGACGCGCGACGAATACCTATCCGGCAACGTCCGCGAGAAACTTGCACAGGCCGAGAATGCTGCCGCGCAGGACCCGAGCTATCAAAAGAATGTGGATGAACTCAAGAAGGTCATCCCGAAAGACCTGATTGCCGACGAGATTTGCGTGACGATGGGCGCGCCGTGGATTCCTGCTAGTGATGTACAGGCGTTCGCTGACCACATCACAGGGCGATCTGGTGCGCTATCCATCAAATTCATCCCGAGTGGTGCTAAATGGATAGTCGATGGCTACGGGAGTAGCAGCAAGTACAAGACGCAAGGAATCTCTCTTGCCAACTTGCTTTCTGATATCCTGAACAACAAGGCAATCGAAGTATATTCTGGCAAAGGCAAGGAAAGACGGCTCGATCAAGCAGCTACGGACGCCGCAAACGTCGTCGCCGCAGACATGAAAGAGGATTTTACAAGCTGGCTTTGGAGCGATAAGGACCGCACGAAACGCCTTACCCGCTATTACAACGACAACTATAACAACACAGTCCTGCGCGAGTACGACGGTTCACACCTCGTATTCGATGGCATGAATGAAAAGATTCAGCTCAGACCACACCAGAAAAATGTTGTTTGGCGTATGCTGCAAGGCGGCAACACGCTGATTGCACATTGCGTCGGCGCAGGTAAGACGTTCGAGATGCAGGCGGCAGGCATGGAGATGCGCCGTCTCGGCATTGCGAACAAGCCGCTCTATATCTTGCCTAACAACGTCGTCGAGCAGTTCACGAAAGAGTTCCGTCAGCTCTATCCTGATGCAAATCTCCTTGCCCTGCAAAACGACTACAAGTCTCGTCCTGGCTACATCCCAGCTGTGCCGAAGTCTACTGTCGAGCAGACAATCAAGCGTGAGGACGGACGCAAGGAAACCATCACGATTCCGTTTAGCAAGCTCTCTACGGCTGACCGCAAGAAAGTGATTGAAGCGCGGGCAATGCGTACACGCACGCTCACGCAGATCAGGACCGGCGATTGGGACGGTATCATCATGTCTCACAGCCAGTTCGAGCGCCTGCCGCTCTCTCCTGAAACGGCTGGTTCTATTATCAGAGAACAGCTTGACGAAGTAGAGCAGGCAATCGTCGAAGCGAAGAATGGCAACGTCGGCAAGAAAGACCTCAGCACGATCGAGAACCAGAAGAAGAAACTGGAAGATAAGCTAAAAGATATCTTGAAAACGGATCTGCGTGATATCGGCATCCCGTTTGAGCAGCTGGGCGTTGACCAGATTTTCGTTGACGAGGCAGACATGTTCAAGAACCTGCATTACACTACGTCGATGGACAGAGTGAACGGCCTGCCAAACTCGAATGCCAACCGCTCGATGGATATGTATGCCAAGACGCGCTGGCTGACGAACGCCAATAACGGTCGTGGCGTCGTGTTTGCAACCGGTACTCCGGTTTCCAATACGATGGCAGAGATGTACACCATGATGCGCTACCTCGATTTCAGGGGCCTCAAAGAGAAGGGACTGAATCTTTTCGACAACTGGCTCAGAACGTTCGGCGAGATTGGCTCCGGTATCGAGCGTAACCCGAGTGGCAACGGCTTCCGCAAGGTCACGAAGGTTTTGCGGTTCATCAATATGCCGGAACTCACGAAGATGTTCCGCAAGTTTGCGGACGTGAAAACGCAGGATGACCTCGACCTTGATATCCCTGATCTCAAGAACGGCAAGCCGACTATTGTCAAGATTGCACCTGACCCTGTACTTACAGACTACATTAGGAATGTTGTCCCGAAACGAATTGCCGCAATGGCAAAACGCCGCGAGGATATGCACAAAGGCTCCGACAATATGCTGAAGCTTACAGGCGATCTGCGCAAGATGTCCATTACAGACTCCAAGATTGACGCGCTCGCTGATGCGGTGGTCGAGAAGTATGAGGACACGTCGGACGTGAAGGGCGCTCAGCTCGTTTTCTGCGATCAGGGTATCCCAAAAGCAGAGAAGGATAACGCGACGGACAACTTAGTAGAGGAGGATGATAAAGACGCGGAGGCGGACAACGCTGGCGTCTATAAGAAAATCATTACGGCACTTCAGGAACGCGGCATCCCGGAAAATCAGATTGTGTTCATCCAGAGTGCCAAGAACAAGGCACAGATGGACGCAATCTTCGAGAAGGTTGATAAAGGCGATATCCGTATCCTTATCGGCTCTACGCAGAAGATGGGTGCAGGTACGAACTGCCAGCACCACCTTGTAGCGCTGCATGACCTTGATGCGCCGTGGCGTCCGCGAGACCTCGAACAGCGTCATGGCCGTATTCTCAGACAGGGCAATCCGAACAAGGAAGTTGAGATTTTTAACTATGTCTTGCAGGATTCCTTTGATGCTGTCATGTGGGAGAAGCTCAAGAACAAGGCGGCAATCGTCGCTCAGGCCATGAGCAACAACATGCAGCAGCGCACGGTAGAGGATGCAGACCTCGTAACACTGACCTATGCCGACGCGGAGAACGCTGGCACGAGTGACCCGCTTGTCAAAGAACGCATCACTCTCGATAGTGAAATCAAGAAGTACAAGCACGCTCAAGTAGCCTTTAACCGCAAGGTAAGCACCGCAGAAGCAACGCTGGAAACGGCGCCGAAGGAAATCGGTTTGCTCAAGTCTGCAATCGAGAAGATCAAAGGCGACATTGCAGCGCGGCAGGATACGAGCGGCGATAATTTCCGCATGACCATTTCCGGCAAGGAATACGTAGAGCGCAAGGCGGCACAGGAAGAACTGGGCAAAGTCCTTGCTAGACTATCTTCCAAGACTTCCGTGAAAATCGGTGAAATCGGTGGCTTCGATGTTAAGGCTTATGTATCCGGCGACGGAGAGGCACATATCCAGCTGGTACGCGGCCGTGCTTACATGGCCAACACGGCCACGGTAAGAGGCATCGAGAGCGCCCTGCACAAGGCACCGGAGACTATGTTGAAAGCCCGCGAGATTGAACTGAGTAGAAATGAGAATAATCTCAAAGAAGCAAAGGAAATCGTCGGGCAGAAGAATCCGTATGCCGAGAAGCTGGCCGCCATGGAGAAACGCTTCAAGGAAATCAATCGTCAGATCGAAGATAACCTGCTTGGCAATGCCAAGAAAGAAGAGACCGAAGCGCCAAACGAGGAAACGAGCTACAGCGCAGAGGAAGAATCTGGCGCACAGGAACGCGCCCTCTCTGATATCAAGCAGGAGGTGGCAAGTGCTTTCCCGAATGCGAAGAACGTCCGCGATAATGGCCACGAGGTGCTTTTCTCTATGCCGAACGGCGCAGAGATATTGGTCAGCATTGTGCCTTCCATCGAGGCGACGGAAAGCGAAGAAAGAAACGCTCGCGCTGCACACGGCCTTGTGCCAGAGGTGCATGTCAAGATTAACGGCAAGGAACACACGGTAGGCAGTAAAGCTCTCATCGAGTTGTCTCAGCTCGGCAGAAAGGGTACAGCCTATCACGAAGCATTCCATGCCGTCTATGACATGTGCCTGACAGATAAAGAAAAGGCCGCACTCCACAAAGCCTACGACAAGGAAGCAGAGGCGCAGGGACGCGATACATACGAGGTCATGGCCGACAAGTACCGTGACTGGATGATTGCGAAGCAGAAAGGCCAGCATACGCTGTACGGCAAGCTCTGGCAGAAGATCAAGGACGCGGCAGCACGCTTAGCGCACGTCGTTCGTGGTACTGACAATGCCGGTGATGTGTTCCGTAAGGTGGCCAGCGGTGAAGCGTGGGAACGCCCCTACAACGAAGTCGAATCCGATACGCGCTATGCCGCAGAGCAGAAGGGCGCACGGTCTTTCATTAAGGCCGCCGCCTCCAAGCTCGGCAAACGCATGGGCGTCAAGTCGGATAAGATTATCACGGAAGAAGCAAAAGCGAAAGAGGGTATTGGCATCCTTGATTATCTGATTGCCTCTCCGTCCCGTGTTGCTACTCGCGTCAAGTCTTTCCGTCAGTTCTACCGCATGGGGGTCCGTGCTATGGACGTGCTGACGGAGCGCCGGTCTTATTACCAGCGCAAGCTCGGCAAGGCTATGAAGCTCGTCAAGAGCAAGAACGACTATGAGGAACTGACGGATATCCTGCTCAGCGGCGACGCAGAGGGCAAAGAGTGGACAAAGGAAGAGCTTATCCAGAGTGGTACGAAAGAGAATATCGCCGAAGCTTACACGCGAATCCGCCGTCTGATGCGTCAGGCGTACAAGATGGTCAACGAAGCGCACAAGCATCCGAAGACTTACTCGAAGCGCTTGTCTAACAGCAAGATTGAAGAGCTGCGGCAGAATCCGTTCGTCAAGATCATGAAGATTCACGACGAGGAAGATGACGGCCGCCGCCTTGTGACGTATCGAGAATTTGCCAACTATGAGCACACGCTCGAAGGCGTCACGAAGCAGGCTCTCGATGGGATGCGCGTTGACGAAGATATGCAGGTCCTCGAAGCGACAAAGCAAGCAGACGGTACCTACAAGGTGCGCGTCCGTGAAGGGCGCGGCGATGTGACGAACCGCAAGGGCTACATCCCGCACTTCTTCCATAATTATATGGTGGAAGTACGCGATGAAGACGGCAATTACGTGACGACAATCACGAGCGGCAGGACACAGCGCGAAGCTGTCAAGAAAGCCGAAGAATGGATGAAGGACAACAAGCTCGAAGATGGGCAGAAAATCTACATTCATCCGAAAATCTTCGACTTCACGCGCTACGGGATGAGCGAGAAGGGGATTGTCCAGCTTGGTGATAAGGACTTCTATGCACTCATGAATCGTGTTGCCAAAGACAACGACATGAGCCTCGAAGAAGCTAAGGATCTCTTGCAGAATGTCCACCAGAAGAACCGTCACCGCTTCTTCGGCAACGTCCTGCATCGCAAGGGCGTCAGCGGATTCGAGACGGATATGAATTATGTGTTGAGCCACTACTTCAATTCCGCATCACGCTACTATGCAATGGAGACAGAGTTTAAACCGCAGGCTATCAGTCTGTATGAACGCCTCTTCGGTGACTTCGCCAAAGACTCGAAGAACTCGCTCGCGCAGTACGTGAAAGACTATATCAACGATGTGAATGGCACGCCGTCCGCGCTGGAACGCGGCGTCAATGATGCGCTTATGCGTTCAAAGGTATACCGCGACTTCGTTGTCTCGCACTATGGTGAACGCGCTGTCTTGCAGTTGTCGAGCAATATTGCTGGCGCTACGACGTACATGTGCCTCGGCTATTTCAACGTATCGTCAGCTCTGCTGAACCTCACGCAGGTCATGAACAGTGCGGCCTACATCGGCGATGTGAGTGCGCTCGGCAAGTGCTTATCGAAGGGGATGCACCGCAAGTATTCGCTGCATGATCTCAAGGTGCTCAAAGAGACGAACGTCCTCAACGATATCGGCCTTGATAGCGGCAGCGGCTATGACGTGAACCGCATGAGCGCGAAGAACCTGCTCGGGAAAATCAATAAAGCGGGCATGTCCCTCTTCAAGGTATCCGAGCAGACCGTCCGCATCGGCACGGTCCTCGCTGCTTATGAATCCGGCATTAAGCGCGGTATGTCGCATGAAGAAGCAATCGACTTCGCGAAAGAGGTCAACCAGAAGTCAAACTTTGACTACTCGGTAGCCGACGCGCCAAACATTTTCCGCCGTGGCAGCTTCTTCTCTCAGCTTGCACTTCAGTTCAAGAAGTACGGCATCAAAGAGTTGGAAGTCATGGCCGATATGTGCTCGCCGCGCACGAGTCGCAAACAGAAGCTTATCTTCTGGGGCACGTATCTTCTTGCCGCTGGCCTCTGCGGCCTACCTGCTCTCGATTGGCTCGATCCGCTGCTCGCGTTGGTCACCGGTATTAAGAGCCCGAAACTTGCTGCCCAGGCCGCTATCATGGAAGCGGCTGGCGGTACGCCAATGGGCAAGTTCATCGGGCGCATGGCGATGTACGGCCTCCCTTCATCACTTGTTGGTGTTGACCTCTCAAGCCGCGTCGGCATGTCTGACGTTGTGCCGACCGAACTCAAGAACCTCCTGCCGCCACTCGCGACGAAGATCCCGCAGTTCATGCAGGATATCTTCTCTGAAGCGAAGATCAACGCAATCCGCGACTTCTCGCCTGCCATTTACAACCAAATTGCAGCATGGGGGACGGGTAAGTCTTACGACAAGCGCGGCCGCATCAATGCAGAGTACAACACGTTCTACGACAAGCTACTTCGCTCTATCGGGTTCAAGAGTACGGACGAGCGCGTGGACAGCGATATCCGTCGTATCACGTCGGAGCGCCGCAGCGAACTCACGAAGAAGAAGCAGGAAGCCGTCGATGCTCTTACATTGCACATCCGACGCCACAGAACATGCAGAAGCTCAAGGACCTCGGCGTCAAGGATTCGACAGTCAAGAAGGAACGTGAGCGAAAGAAGGAAGATAGCTATAACCGCACGAAGGGCGGCATGACAAAGAAAGAAGCACAGGAGAATCAGCAGCTTCTCAATTTCAAATAATGAGCCAAGAGCAATTTGCAATTTTTGCACGTTGCTCTTTTTCTATAATGGAGGTAAGCATGAATAAAGACCCGCCGGACATACCGGCCGCATATCTTATCTACTATACGAGGTATAAACATGACAGTAAATGATGCAGCTATGATCGTCTCGATCACGGCGACATGCGGAGGCATCTTCTATAAAGCCTGCCTCTCTCCACTGGAGAGGAGCATTGATAAATTGTCACGGCTCATCGACGAGCAATCCGACATGATTTCTAATGACCGCGTGAAGATTGCGGAAGTCGAGTCATCTTGCAGCTCGGCACACCATCGCATCGACCGCCTTGACCGTATCGTTGACGAATGGAAGGGGGATAGGCGATGAAAGATAAGATTGTACGCTTCTCACGGTGGGCACAGAAGAATTGGCTCGCCCTTGTGATCTTCTTGTCCGTACTCATGATGGCCTTCTTGTGTGCCGTCATGTTCTCATGGCTTTACGGATATTGGAGCAATGCGCTCAGAGGTACGCGCTTTGAACTCGCGTCGTGCTGGACTGGCATTACGGTTGTCGGTACTGGCATTGCCGGTATTGTCGGCTTGGGAAAAGCTTGTTGGACAAAGTACGGCATGGACTCACGCTACAACAGCGAACAAGGCAAGCCCTACATCAGTAACATTGCAAGCGCCGTTGGCGCAGAAAGGAAAGGTGCAGTACGATGAGATACGGTATTGATGTTTCGGAGAACAACGGGAACGACGGCCCAATTGATTGGGAGGATGTGCGCGAAAGCGGCTGTGATTTTGTCATTGTCCGCTCTTCCTACGGTCTCAATAGCCGCGACGAGAAATTCCTTGAGTACGTAAATGGTGCTCATGAAGCGGGCCTTCAGTGCGGCGCGTATCATTACGGCTATGCACTGACGCCGCAGGAAGCCGTGCAGGAAGCTGTGAATTGCCGCACGGCTATTGCAGATGCAGGCGTGCTCTTAGAGTTGCCGGTTTTCTACGATATGGAAGATGCAGACGGATATAAAGCTCGTCACGGCTTCGATTTCTCGCGTGAGAACGCAACGAGTATCTGCCGTGAGTTCCTGAATCATATCCGCCTTGATTGCGGCATCTATGCGTCTAAGTCGTGGCTCGACGATCTCATCGACTGGCGTGACCTCGGCTGTGCAGTCTGGAACGCGCAGTGGATGAACGGCGAGAATCCGACTCCCGACACGAGCAACGATGACCTTGGCGGCATGATGTGGCAGTACACAGACAAGAAACTCATTGCTGGCCACTTTTACGACGGCGATATCATTTACTGAGGTGATACGATATGGAGAAAGTGAAAGCGTGGGCACTCGCTCACCGCCGCATTATCGGTGGCGTAGTCCTTGTCGTGCTTCTCGTCGTCATCGCCGTGCTGCTCTTTCGTAGCTGTAAGACGGAGCAGCCGCAAAAAGTGACCGTCGAGCCGCAGACACAGGCGCAGACGGAGGCAGGCGTCGAGAAAGCTGCCGACGCCGCGCAAGTACCAGTTAGCCGTCAGCAGGCGCAGGACGCAGCACAGGAGATACGGTATATCTACCAGCATGACGAGCCGCCGGAATACACCATCATCACGACGGGGGGAGACGTAGAGAAGCAGGTGCAGGCCGCGCAGGAGCGCGCTGGCGCTGACTTCTCGATTGTCGCGTCGGGCGATGGCGAGAAGGCTGACGTCGCATCAATTGGCAAAGACAAGCCGGTCGAGCTGAACCAGTACAACGTGCAAGCATACAAGAAGGTGCTGCACACGGTCGAGGTGTCGCCGGACATCGAAGGTGGGCGCGGTATCGCCGATGTCGGCTACAGCGTCTCGCGCAAGGTATCCCGCGACGGCAAATATTTAGGTGTAGGCGCGTCTTACAATTTCGACAACAACAAAGCATATGTCAAGATGACATACACGTGGTAACAAAGTCTTGCAATCTGTCTGAGGGCTGCCTTTTGTAGACAGCCCTCTTTTAATGTGCCATGATTTATTACAGGTTGCCGACGCTTGCCTACGGTTTGCCTACATGTTTTCAGTGGAACGTTATTTAACTCTATTTACATCAGTTTTGAAATTACTGCCAAAATGCTTCAAATATCGGCATCTTGGACGATGCAGGCGAAATTTCATTAATGCTATTTTCGCCCATTTTTTCATGACGTAAAATTATGGAATGTATCTTGTGTCATGAAAAATCCTCCTGATTCGTGTATAATAGTTATATTATACCATTTCTTCTGGAGGTTGGGAATTTGAACGCATTGAAACGATTCGTACTCAGGGCTTGGGCGCGCGGGACGCATGTGGTGGAGCATGAGGCTGGGCTGCTGCTCGTGCTGTACCTCCTGAATTTCGCGCCAATCGCGTGGCTCAACATCCACATGTACAAGGGGGAGCAGCTCGGCGTGCTCGCGGCGGATGCTGTCTTCCTGCTCGGCGGGGTGCTGCTCTACATCCTCATCTTGGGCTTTATCCCCGTGCGCAGGCTGCGGCGCCTGCTGTTTGCGGCGTCGTTCTTCGTCTCGCTGCTGCTCGGCGGCGTGGAGTTCTTCTCCATCGTGCAGTACAGCTCGCTCATCGGCGCGGGCATCGTGACGGCGGTGCTGCAGACGAATCCGCGCGAGGCGGGAGAGTTCGTCCGCATGTACGTGGGCTGGAAGGGCGTGGTGGCTGCTGTCTTGCTCGTCGTGGCGGGTGTCTTTACCTACCGCAGGCTCGGCGCGGTGCGGATCCCTTTCCTGTCACGCCACCGCCTGTCGCTCGCCATTCCGCTCGTCGTTGTCGCTTCACTGGCTGCGGGTGGCATCCTGTTGACGCGCTACTACTCGTTCATCATCAATGATTCGCTCGACGTGCCTGTCGTGCGCGTCGGGCGAGCGGCGACGACGTCGGTCGAGAATATCCGCGCGTTTGAGAAGCTCAAGGAGGAGGCCGTAGCGGATGTCGATATTGCGGAGAACCACAGCGATACGCCGTACGTCGTCTTCATCCTCGGTGAGTCGACGACGCGCGACCGCATGCACCTTTACGGCTATCCGCTGGAGAATACACCAAATCTCGACGAACTGAACGTGAAGGGGGACCTCGCCGTCTTCCGCGACACCATCTCGCCGGAGTCTGCGACGGTCGCCGTGCTCCGCAAGCTCTTGACGTTTGCAGACATGGATTCCTCGAAACCGTGGTACGCCTACAACAACATGATCGACACGATGAAGGCGGCGGGCTACCGGACGTACTGGCTCTCGAATCAGGAGAGTTCGGGCATCTGGGGCAATGTCGCGCAGCTTTTTGCGGGCCGCAGTGATTACAGCCGCTTCACGCGCCTGCGCGAGTCGCATGAGGACAGCGGCATCTACGATGAGGCATTGTTCCCGCTCGTCGACGAGGCCCTGCAGTCGCCTGCACCCAAGAATTTCTACCTCATTCACCTGATGGGCGGCCATGGGCTCTACTACATGCGCTTCCCCTACATCTTCTCGAAATTCACGGCCGATGATGTGCCGCCGCCGCAGGATGAGCTGTCTCAGGAAAAGCGCACGGAAATCGCGCAGTATGAGAATGCGCTCTACTACAACGATTTCATCGTCACGAGCCTCATGGGCAAGTTCGCCGACAAGGATGCGCTCGTCGTCTACATCCCCGACCACGGCGAGGCGCTCTACGACCGTGGCAGTACGTTCTCGGGCCATGTCGAGGAACATCCGACGAAGGAGACGCTCGAGGTGCCGATGATCTTCTGGGCATCGCCTGCCTACAAGGCACACCATCCGGAGAAGTGGCAGGCGCTCCGGGCGGCCGTCAACCGTCCGTACATGACGGATGACTTCATCCACACACTGCTCGACCTCCTGGATATCCGCACGCCGGAGTATGATCCCAGGAAGAGTGTCATCAATCCCGCGTTCCAGCCGAGAGCGCACCGCATGGTGCAGGGCCACGACTACGATACCGAGATGAAATGA